CCGGCGAACGAAGGCGGCATGGTTCGGCAGTACATCCCGGCGCGGCTCGAGGACAACCCGAGCATGACCGAGGACGACCCCGGCTACGAAATGCGGCTGGAAGGTCTCGGATCGGCGCAGCTGGTCAAGGCGATGCGCTGGGGTGACTGGGACGTGATCGAGGGCGCGTTCTTCGATTGCTGGGACCCGCGCCGGCACGTCGTGCGGCCGTTCAAGGTGCCTGAGGAGTGGACGCGGTTTCGATCGGGTGACTGGGGCTCGGCCAAGCCGTTCTCGTTCGGCTGGTGGGCCGTGGTGTCCGATGCGTGCCGCACGCCGGAGGGCATCATCCTGCCGCGAGGCTGCCTGGTGCGCTACCGCGAGTGGTACGGCTGCCAGCCCGGCAAGCCGAATACCGGGCTCAAGCTGCATGCCGAGAAGGTCGGCGAGGGAATCGCCGAGCGCGAGGCCGGCGAGAAGATCAGCGCCGGCGTGCTCGATCCGGCGGCGTTTGCCGAGGACGGCGGCCCGTCGATCGCAGAGCGCATCTCGCGCGGCTCGAAATGGAAGGTTACGTTCGCCCGAGCCGACAACAAGCGCGTTGCCCAGCGCGGCGCGCTCGGCGGCTGGGACCAGATGCGAGCCCGGCTGGTCGGCGACGACGACGGCAACCCGATGGTGGTGTGCTTCTCGACCTGCAACGACAGCACCAGGACGATTCCGGTGCTGCAGCACGACCAGAGCCGGCCGGAAGACCTCGACAGCGACATGGAAGACCACGCCGCCGACGACTGGCGATATGCCTGCATGTCGCGGCCGTGGGTGGCTCGCAATGACAACAAGGGCAGCGATCTGCCGCGCCGGCCGGATTACTTCGGTCGCTATGACGGTGACGATGACGATGGCGGTTCTGACTGGAAGGTCGCGATGTGATGGGTGAGGTTGTGGCGCTCGCCGCCTATCAGGAGCCGGAAGCCGCCTCGCCGCCGGCGATCGATTGGGCCGCCGAGCACATGCGGCTGATCCAGATGTTCGAGGAGTCCGAGGACGCCGGCCGCGACAACAGCCAGAAGGCGGAGCGCGACGTCGATTATTACGACGGCAAGCAGTGGACCGAAGAGGAAGTCAAGAAGCTCCGCAAGCGCGGTCAGGCCGCGCTCATGGACAACCACATCAAGCCGAAGATCAGGTTTCTGCAAGGGCTCGAGCAAACCAGGCGCACCGATCCGAAGGCGTCGCCGCGCACGCCCAACGCCGAGCAGGACGCAAACTCGTGCACCGATGCGCTGCGCTTCGTCTGCGACCAGAATCGGCTCAACAAGATCAGGTCGAAGGTCTTTAAGGACGTTCTATCGGCAGGATGGGGGGGCTACGAGGTCACGGTCGAGCGCAAGCCGAATCGGCCGAACCCGGTGGTCGTGATCCGCCGGTGCCCGTGGGATCGCATGGGCTGGGACTATCACTCGTCAGACGATCTGTTTGAGGATGTCGGGTTCCGCTTCCTGGTGCGCTGGATGGACCGCGACGAGGCCATTCGCGAATACGGCGATGGCGCCGACAAGGTGTTCGACGAGACCGTGTCATTCGGTCAGGTCGGAATGACCTATGACGACAAGCCGAAGATGACGACGTGGGTCTCGTACAACAAGCGCTGGCGCGTCCGCGTCGTGCAGATGTATTTCAAGCACGCCGAGACCGGCGAGATGTGCTTGGCTGAGTTCACCAAGGGCGGCCTGCTCAATTACGGTCCGTCCCCGTGGCTCGACGAATACGGCCAGCCCGAAGATCCCTACGCGTGGGGCGCTGCGAACGTCGACCGAGACAACAACCGCTACGGTGAAATCCGCCACCTGATCGACCTTCAGGATGGCATCAACCACCGCACGTCGAAGTTCCAGCATCTGATCTCGACCCGGCAGACCTTTCGCACCGAGCAGGCGCTTGGCTCGATGTCCGCGGCTGAGCTGCGACGGCAACTTGCCCGGCCCGACGGCGACGTGGTGCTGGCGCCTGGCGTCGAGTTCGGAAAGCATTTCGGCATCATCCCGACAGGGGACATGGCCGATAAGCAATTCGAGCTCCTGCAACAGCACGAGGCTCGCTTTCAGCAGCAGGGCGCCAACGCCTCGATGATGGGGAAGGGCGGTGCCGATCAGTCCGGCCGCGCCATCCTCGCGAACCAGCAGGGCGGCTCGATCGAGGCCGGTCCGGTGTTCGACACGCTGCACGAGATGGACCTGCAACTGTATCGGAAGATCTGGAATCGCATCCGGCAGTTCTGGACCGCGGAAGACTGGCTGCGCGTCACCGACGACATGCATAACCTGCGCTGGGTTGGCGTGAACGTGCCGATGACGGACGCGATGGGCAATCCGGTGGTCGATCCGCAGACCGGCCAGCCGAAGGTACAAAACCAGCTCTCGATGATCGACGTCGACATTGAGTTGGACGAAGCGCCGCAGGCCGGCACGTTGCAGGAAGAGGAGTTCGGTAAGATGGTCGAACTCGCCAAGGTGGTGCCGGCGCTGCAGCAGCTTCCCGCGCAGGCGTGGCTTGAGATGTCGAACCTGCGGGCCAAGGGCAAGGTCTCGAAGATCATCCAGCAGGCCAGCCAGCCGAGCCCGCAGCAGCAGCAGGCGCAGCAGATCGCGCTCGCCGGTGAGGCAGCAAAGGTGGAAGAGACCCGCTCCAAGGCGGCGCTGAACCTGTCACGGGCCAACGCCGAGGCGATGCCGGATGCCCCCGGCTCGCCGCAGCTTCCGCCGGCGCTCGCCGCCGCTCAGGCCGCAGCCGACATTCGCGACAAGAACGCCGCCGCCGACCACAAGCGCGCCCAGGCGGCGCATCTGGACCAGCAGACTGCGCTCGCGCCGGTGCAGTTCGTTCATGACGTGATCAGCAGTCATCAGCAGCGCGCCGACGCCAGGGAAGACCGGCGCGCCGGCGAGATGGCCGACACAGACTAATCAGTTCGCGTACCCGCCGCCGGGGATGATCTTCAAGGGCGATGGCCGATGCCGGGCCTCTAATCGGGCGTCCGCAACTCACAGCGATATCGGAGAAGTGCCAATGCAGGACTTGGATGCAATCATGGACTCGCGCCCGGAAGGGAGCGACGTCGAGCAGGAGCAGATGACGCGCGAGGACGGCCGCGACGAGCTTGGTCGGTTTGCCGCAAGGCAGGCCGAACAGCCGGGAGGTCAGCAGCAGCCGGACCAGCAGCAGCAGGCCGATCCCGGCCAGCAGCAGCAGGATAAGCCTCCGCCGGGATTCATCCCCCAGCAGGCTTTCGACGCGCGAATGGCGAAGGCCGAGGAAAAGTGGTCGGGCGAGGTCAACAACCTCCGCTCGCAACTCGACCAGGCCATGCGGCAACTGGCGCAGTATCAGCCCCAGCAGCAGCCGTCTGCACCGAAGAAGCCGTTCGCCGAGGCCCTGTTCGAGGACCCCGAGGCGGCGTTCAGCGCTCGACTGCAGGAAGCGATTTCGCCGATCACCCAAAACCAGGGCCAGATCGTCGAGAACTTCTCACGCATGATGGCGATCGACAAGTTTGGCGAGGAGACCGTCCAGAAGGCATACACGGATCTGAGCAGCCGCATGCGTTCCAACCCTGCCGCGACGCAGGCGACGTATCAGCGGATCATGCAGAGCCCGCATCCCTTCGGCGAACTCGTGCGCTGGCACAAAGAGCAGTCCGCACTGCAGACCTATGGCGACGATCCCGAGGCTTGGCGCACCGCCGAGCGCGAGCGGATCAAGGCCGAACTCCTTGCCGAGATGCAGGGCGGTCAGCAGCAGCAGACCACGCCGCAACAGCAGCAGCCCGAACGACTGCCCAACAGCTTCGCCGCGGCCCGCAACAACGGGCCTCGGGGTGTTCCGGCATTCGCAGGGCCTCTCCCCCTGTCTGAAATCATGGGCGGCCGGTAGCACCGGCGCGCCTCTCACGAGGTAAGAAATGGCCGACACTCGCGTCAATGCGAACCTGTCCCCCACGGTGTGGGACGACAAGTTCAGCACCGAATTCTTCCAGAGCAATCCGTTCTCGGCCTACGCCGGGACGTCGCCGAACAACGTGATCCGCATGAAGGAGGACTTCGCCTCCAAGCGCGGGAACGGTATCACCTTCGAGTTCATCACCAACCTCGCCCGCGGCACGATCTTTGATCGCCAGCCGTTGCGCGGCCACGAAGACACCCTCGGCGAGTACGGGGACAAGGTCTTCTGGCGCATGCGCAAGAAGGGCATTTCGATGCACGAGCTGGACGTCGATCTGGCCGCCATCAACCTTCGCGACGCCGCCAAGACCACGCTCAAGACCTGGTCGAACGAGGACGTGAAGTGGGAAGTGATCGACCGCATGGGCGACGTCGGGGCGAACTGCGATGTGCCCTACGACACCTCCACCGCGACCGATCGCAACAACTGGGTGACGAACAACTCGGACCGTGTGCGGTTCGGCAACGCGTCCTCGAATTACTCGAGCACGTTTGCCACCGCGGCCGGCAACGTCGGCACCGCCAGCGACACCTTCACCGTCGACAGCGTGGTGGACCTGAAGGCCGTCGCGCTCGCTGCCAAGCCCCGCATCACGCCGATCGAGGTGAAGGAGCGCAGCAACCAGCGGTTCTTCGTCGCCTTCGTGCATCCGCGCGTGATGCGCGACTACAAGAAGTCGGTCCGTGTGACAGAGACCCAGGTCAACGTCCAATCCCGGAACGAAGCGATCTTCATGGGCGGCGACCGCGAGATGGACGGCGTCGTGCTCCACGAGGTCGACGACATGCCGGTTTACACCGGCATCGGTGCGTCCGGCACCAACGTCTATCCGGTCTTCCTGTGCGGTCAGGAAGTGCTCGGATGGGCCATCAAGCAGCGCTACCGCTCGCGCGAGCAGGAGGACGATTACGGACAGGTCGAAAGCCTCGGCATGTTCGGCAAGTGGGGCATGAAGAAGCTCTGCTACTCGCC